CCGCCCCCCTTTGGCAGAATTGCAACTTCCGCACAAAGTTTGCAGATTCCAGTCTTCGTCACCACCACCAGCAAGTCTTGGGACTATGTGGTCAACCGAATTGCCCTCACCACCACACTGTTGGCACGTATATGAATCCCGTTGCAGTATCCGTGCGCGTATCTTGCGCCACTTGCCTGTGCTGCCATTGTCTTTGAGTGCGCTTGCCATTAGTAGTAGTTCCTCTGCTGATGAAACGCCCATGCTTTGCATGGTGTCTGATAACGAATTGTGACATAACGAAGGGTTGCGTCAATCTGTCTGAAAGGGTCAAGGTCACGGTAGTGCTTCGACCGCATTTGCCCTAGGCCGTAATGACTTCCATTGCGTGCAGTGTATGACCACCTTGATTCTTTCGTGATGATCTTGTTAAAGCATTGGAATTCCTTGTAGTCAAGAATCCTAGAATGTGCATATAACTTCAAATGATCTATTGAATAGTTAGCAGCTGATGAATTGTGAATGCTTGTTATTGAAAGCAATGCCGCAATGACATAGACCTTGCCCATTAGCCGATTACGCCCTTGCGAGCAATCCGCCTCAGCGGCTCGCTTCAAGCGAAACCAGCGTACCGCGACTGTCAAGCAAATGAATAACTTACGCATGGCCTTGGGCGTGTCCCACAAGTTTTGCACGCCTGTGTATAAAGCCTGTGGATAACTTTTAACGTGTAATGACTTCAATTGAATCCCACCCTTCACGTTTAACCTGCAACTTTGCCAACTGCATACGTTTGTGATGATCGCGTACGATCTTCAATGGTGCTGGGAATTCGCGTTGTTTTTGCACTTCAATACAGGTTTCCAGTCTTGTATCAAAGACAACCAATTTGGTTTCAATGCCTAATCTCTCAGCTAAGTTCAACCACACTTGTCTGTGTGTTTTGATTGTGTGCGTCCCGTCAGCGATTAAATCTTTGCCTGATTCGACCGCAACAACGGCTTTATGGCGTTGCATGTGCATAAACATGGCAATATCCAATTCACGATTTATTCGCACTGCTTCAGTATTAAAGACGTGTTCAAAGCCTGTTTTATGCTTTAAAACCCACGTGGATTTGCCAGCCCCAGGAATTCCCATAAGCACCACAATCACTTCCCACCCCAGCCCGTGCCTTTAAAGGAAATGCCAAAGGTTGAGTAGGTGCGGGTCATGTCTTGATTGCAGCAGATTGGGTGGCGTTCGTCGTGGATTGACTTATCCACCTCAACACTGATTTGGCACACCGTGCATTTAAACTCATAGATTGGCATTGGAAGTTCCTATCTGTGCAACCCCCATGACTTCGCACTTGGTGCATTGAATCACTTCCACACCACTGGGAAGATTGTCCGTTACCTTGTGGATTACTTGTTTTGTTACCTTTTTGCATTTTCTGCACTCAAACTGAATTGTGTCCATAGTTGCTTCTCCTAAGATTTTCAATAGGTTGCAAGTTGATTTGTGTGACCCACCAATTCGGTTGTTTAGTGTGTCGGTACTTTGGCCGTTTAGCCATTGCAATGGGAATCCAACCCGCAATGAAGAAATGCGGTGATTCACCAGTCACAAGAATTGCCACGTCGTCAGTGCGGTCATATTCGTGAATTATCAGCTGCCCGGAAACGTACTTTGTCCAACGCACTTCAAAGTGAGAACCAACGTCAGCCTTGGTTTTGCCTTTTTGCTCAAACGGGTCAAATTCAACATTGAGGTATTTGGCAACAACCCATTCACTGCCAATACTTTGGGCGTCTTGAGCAATTAGATCGTGAAGCGATTTTTCAGTTGAGTATCCGCCTGACCGTGTTTGCCAATAGTCCGTGTTGGCTTTTGCCAAATGAATTGCTGCGTCGTGGCACGTAAATTCTTCTTGACGCGTCAAGGTCATTTTCAACGGCAACCCACACAAAACCAAATTATCTTTTCATTGCCGTAGCCTTTTTGGTAGCCAAATGCGTCAAATCTGACAAGACTAGAACACTTGTCACACTGTTCCATTTTGTATTCTGCGACCACTTCGCCGTTTTTGAGCAGTTTGCCAATCATGGTCTGCGGGTTGATTATCTCCATGTAATCGCTCATAGAAATGCCACCCCAATCAGTAGCACAACCAAGACAATTTCAATGCAGACAAGTATTTTGATTAGTTTTTGCTTCGTCATACTTGTGGCTTCCAAGTTCCGTCGCTGGTTAGCACTAGCCAAATTGGGTCACACTGATCGGGTTTGCGCCCTACGCATGAATAATTTGCCCAGTCTTTTTTGGTCTTCGCACTGTTTCCGCTGCGGAAAATGCGGTGGCCGTGACGGCATTGTGGTGCTTCAGCAACCAATTGACCGCCCAGTTGTGTTGCAATTTCTGCCACACCCGAAGCCAAAGTTGGAACACCAGCTGCTTCCATGTCTTCTTCGGTCTTGTAACTTGGCACTTCACCGAATTTGGTTGTCCAGTAGTCGTATTCCTTGTCAGTGTTTGCGACCTTTGCTGACGTCTTTTCAACTTGTTCCATGATTTCCTTAGTGCTTCTCTCAGCCCCACCCATAACAAGTTGTTGCACCCTCATAATCGCTGACGTAACTGTGTCTTCCACGAACCAGCGTTTCATGTTTTGTTGGTATGCGCCCTGATAGCCGTAGGCAAAGTCAATGGCTGCTGGTCGGGTATCGTCTTCATGGCGAAAGGCCTTGGCTTCAACTAAGACATAACCTTTGTCAGCACTAAATTCAACAATGCTGGTTTCAATGCGTCCAGTCGGATATGTCTTCAACCAACGTTCTAGGCGTTCACGGCTTGCCTCGTAGTTGTCTAGGAATCCCACTTACTTCACCGCCCTTTTCTGTTGTGAAATATGGCGACTGATTGCACGCCCGCGGGTATAGCCTTCACGGCTTCCGTCTTTGTGCCCAAATGAATAACCAAGTGCAGCGGCTAAGGTGCAAAGAACACCAACAAGGAACAACGCCCGCAAAACCTGCGGGTCTAATAGATCAACGACCATTTTGAATTCTCCCGATTCTAGGTAGTAACGACTACCACCTGCACTCAGGGTGACGCATAAGGCGCGCCAAATCAAGAACCTTGCGTGTTTGTCGGCGTGTCACCTGACTTGGCTTTGGATTTTAGTCCGTTGCCAGCCAGCACACCGCCCAGTGAACCAGTCAGGAAAATGGCTAGGGTCTTCAATAGGTCAATAAAGGCTGCGTCGTTGGGTGCTTGTGCCCCGATTGGTTGGGTGACAAATATGAGCGCGTACGTTATGCCTACCGTGACGATTAAAAACACCGCTGCAAGTGTTGAACCAATTATCAAAATCAGCTGCGCGTGGACGTCCTCAGGTGCGCGGCGGCGTGTTGGCTTGTGGTGTTGTGAATCCAAGTATGTCGTCAGAACACGTTCCAGTCGGGATACATTCTGGTTTTTGGCACTCTGGCTTTGCCCAGTTTTTATATTCTTGGCACTCATAACGTGTCCAGCCCTGATACCCACAAGCAGTCAGGATTAGCGCAAGTGCCCAAGCCAACCCTGCTGCCGTGAGTTTTCGGACTATTTCCCCGTTAACCCGAAACTCTTATCCTGCGGATTTAACCAGCGCAAGATAACTGGTGCGACCGCTGCGACGCCTGCCATTGCAAGTGTCTTTGGGTCTGTCACACCCGCCATGTATAAGGCAAGTGCTGCTGCCATGAATGATCGTGCCCATGAAGCGATTAAGGCTTTGGCTTTGTCCATTTTTTTGTTTTCTCCTTTGTCGGTTTTACTCCCGATTTTGGTATTTCAACTGTTGGGTGTTCCCCCTTGTAAGGTACAAATTTGGGAATCCCAAACCCAACAATCTCTTTGCCAACATTGCGCACCTTTACCATAACCATGCCACCATTTCGCTGGTCGCCTGTGCCACTGGTATTGCCTTCAATCGTTACGCATTGTTTGTCGTCAATTAAGCCGACAACAATTCCAACGTGGCTTATACGATCAACGCCGTCATGTGGGAAGTCCATGAAAGCAACATAACCCAACTGCGGCATATTTGACCAACGGTTGATTTCTTTAAATTTATGCGCACCAATTGCAGTGCCCACAACTGAATGAATCTTCACGCCCGCTTGTGCTGCACACCAGTTAACGAAAGAACCGCACCAAGGTAGTCCGTCGGCCTTTGTAAATTTGCCGTATTTGGTGAGGTTGTCGCCTTCCTCAATTGTGCCAATTTCAGCCTTTGCAATTTCAATGAACGCAGCTGAAGTGCCTTGCGGATACATCTTAGTCAAGTGTTCCACTATGAAAGCAGCAATTTCGCTTCATCGGCAGTTATGCCAAGTTTGGCTAATAGTGCTTCTTTGTCTGTGGCTGCCTTTTCTGTGGCTGCCTTTTCTGCTGCCATAATTGCTTCGGCTGCTGCAACCTCAGCATTACGAATAGCCTGTTCTGAATCTGTCATTTCGCGTACTGTTTCCAATCCGCTTTCGTGGTCATAAATAAATACATTGTCATTTGCCATTATGATTTCGCCAATCCATAGACTGCTACATTTGCTGTTAAGTTGCCTGTTACTGCTGCTAATCTAATTCCTGTATATACTCTACCTGTTGCCATATAGCCATTACATATTGTTGGCACAATATAAGAGCAACTGTTGCCTATTCCGTAAAGAATAGGATTTCGACTGCCGTTTCCAACTTGGTTAATTGTAAATGTGCTATTTGAGGCTTGACTTGTACCTGTTCTTATTTGGTCGTTGATAATAAAATTGGCACCATTAGATATATTTGTGCCACCATCAGATGTGTAAGTCGCATTAAATCGTCTAATTACGCCATAATAACCAGTTGTTTGTGTATTTGGTCCAGCGTATCTTAATTGCATTGTTAGCTGGCTATCTGTCGAAGAAAAACACTCCTCAATAACTATTTGATAAGTTTCGTATGTGCTTGTAAATATACTGTCAATGTCTGCCGTTGCTACGGCTGAAAATGTTTGACGGGTAATAAATGTGTATCCGCTTGCCGCTGCCGCTGGTGTAGCCTATTTTAAGCCTGTTGAAGCGGTACTATCCGCCACAAGTGTTTGCCCGTTTGTGCCAACTCCAAGGCGGGCGTCTGCGGTGTCAAAAGTAAATAAATCGCCCTTAGTTGTCAGTGGTGTGACATCTGCCGTTGTTGTCCAAGCAGGTACACCGCCACCTGAAACGGCAAGAACCTGTCCTGATGTGCCAATTGGTAGGCGAGTGTTTGTGTTTGCGGTTGCTGATGAATAAGCAATGTCGCCAAGTGTCGTTCCGGGTTGTAGTGCTTTCAAGCGTGTGTCAACGCCTTGCAATGCCACTTCAAAATCTGCTGGCAAATCCGTCACTAGATCGGTGGACGTGGGAAGAACAAAACCATAGTTCGAGGTCGGGTTCGTCAATTGAGTTTCCTTTCGCTAAACGACTATTGTCGCATTTTCCCAGTCAAGCGTTGGCGACACGCCCGACCAAGTAAATGCTGCTGAAATTTCGTCCCATTGAAGTGCCTGCAACGAATACGCCACGGGTGACACAAGCAATGAAACCGAAACTTGGTTGTAGGAAGCCTGAAACGACCAGCCTTCGACAAATCCTTGAAAGATTCCACCCATGTTTGAAGGTAGGTCGTTGATTGCCACCGCTTGACCCATAAACGTGCCAATAAGGTCGTCCCGGTCTGCGTCGTCCAATTCAGGGTTTGTTAGGTCAAATGTGATTTCACTAAAAATTGCCTGCGGGTCTTTGCGAAGTGCCAAATAAAAATCGGCTTGGTCTTCAGCGTCGGTGGCGTTGTGAAGTGTTGTTGTGATGATCTGTGCAAGTGTTCCGTATGTCAAAATTGAAATTGCGTCACTGGCAGATTTTTCAGCACTGCTTGTTGCACCATACTTGATTGTTACGTCGTTACGTACGTCGCCTGCACGGGTTTCAGTGCGTAGCCCAGCTGCGCGGGCTTGGTTTGCCGTAAGTTGAACGTAGCCATTGGCAGCAAGATATTGGCTGCGGTGGGTTGCGTCGGCGTATGAAATGCGACCTTGCGCGTCCTCATAAATATACCCAAGACCTGACGTGGCAAGTGCTGAAACCAGTGAATAAACGTCAGTCCGACTTGACGACCGCGCCGCTAGTTCATAGTCCCCAGGTTGGTCAATGTCTCCAAGTCCTACGTTTTCGGCAGTTGCCCAAGTTGTTGTTGGGTCATACGTTGCCCAAGTCAATGCCCCGGGCACTTCAGCCCAAGTGTTGAGCAGTAAGTCTGAAAGTATTGTGTAAATCTGATTGCCGTCAAAATCTTTGGAAAGTACGCCGTTGGTCAACGACTTTGGCAACCGCGCCAACGCACCAAGCGCGGTGATTGAGTAAGTCTGCGTGAAAGTTGTCGAACCTACTTCACGCACTTCCAAGCCAATATCCACGACGTTGCCACCAAAGATTGCAACGAACGTGCCCGCAGTATCTTTGACCGAAACACTAATTGTTGAGTTGATTGCCACTGGAACAATTGTTTGTGCAAGGTCAATCAACTGAAGATTGACGTAACCCGCCTGCGCTTGCTCATAGATATTTGTCCGACCGCTACGAATAACCAAGTTTGCCAAAACTGCGTCGGTGTATTCAACGCCGTCAATCTCAACCAGCCAAATGGGATTCCATTGCGTCATTAGATTGCCACAAGCGCGGTCGCACCACCAGTGCCGCGGTAGTAGGAATTATTCAAAGTTTCAACAATGGTTCGCGCCGTGCCCTCTTTGTCAATTGCCCCGTTGACCGTAATGCTTATGCGTGCGGCGTTTTGGGAATCGGTGAAGCCACCGCCCCCAGCAGCTGCCAACCGTGCTGCATTTTGTGAATCAGTAAATCCACCACCAGCAACCGCAGCGGCTACGCCTGCCCCAGCCTTTGCCGCTGCGGCAATGCCGCCACCGCTTGTGCCCGTGCTTCCTGAACTGCTTGGAAGGCTAATTGTTGGCACTGACGGAATTGTTGGTGTTGAAGTCTTTGGCACTGAAATGGTTGGAACGTTCACGCTTGGTGCAGAAATCTTGGAAACGTTAGGCAAGAATGGAATCGAATTGTAAGCACTGATCAAGGCGTTAATTCCTGCAACTGCACCTGAAATCAAACCGTTCAAAATTCTGACCACACCAGCAATGACGTCAATGACGCCGCCTGCAATTTTGCCTGCTACCTGTAAAGCCCCGCCCAAAACTGTGCCGATTACTGGTGCAAGGTAAGTTGCAATATATGCGCCGAACACTTTAAAGGTTTCAAGGTTGTCGCCGATTGCGTCTTTGACGTAACCAAATGCCTTCACAAGTCCGTTAATGATTGGCGTGAACACTGCCGTCAGCAAATTGCCCACTTGCGTAATTTGTCCACCAAGACCACCACCGTCAAGACTAAACGCCTTGGAAAATGCGTTGATTGCTGGCAGTGCATTTTGGTTAATGAAGTTGATAACTTTTTCAAGGATTGGCAACAAGGCAAACCCGATTGTCTCTTTGGCTTCGTCAAATGCCACTTGCATACGGGCAATGCGTCCAGCGTAAGTATCTGCGTTGCGTGCTGCTGCGCCGCCAAATAAATCTGAAAGGCGACCTTGCACCTGTGTAAAACTCATGGTCTTCAATTCAGCAGCTGAAAGACCGATTCCCAATTTGCCCAAGGCAGCACTGTTGCCGTCATAAGCCTTGCCCAAGGCATTGGCAACGGTTTCCAGTGGCTTACCAGTGGCAGTTGCAATGTCTAGTGCGTTTGTAAGTAAATCTTGTGCCTTTGTAATGTCACCAGTTGAACGCACCAAGCGTCCCAAGGCTGGCCGCAACTGATCGTCAGCCACACCCGTGGCAAGTGACATTTTGAGAATGGATTGTTCGGTCGCCGCGATTTGGGCATTGGTTGCCCCTGTGGCGTTCTCCAAGGCAAGGGCAAGTTGTGTCTGTGCCTTTTCATCTTCAACGGCTGCCTTGACCCCTTCAATGCCGATTTTGACGGCATAAGCACCAGCAGCAGCGGCAGCAGCGACGAACGCCG